CCCGCGGCCCGGGTGGAGCATACTTCTCCGCCATTATCAAGGACAGAACTGAGAAAAACGCATCATATGTAAAACAATCCTTTACTTTATAGGGGAAAACCAGGAAAATGGTTGTAATTAAACCAAATCAAAAAAACCAAGAGAGAAAACAAGATGATTACGATCACTGAATCAAAATTCTACGGAGACGTGAATCCCCGAGTAATTATAGCTTTCGATGTTGTCCGCAAAAAGCCGGTGGCGGTTGCCCGCAAAGTGCTAGACCACGGTTGGCTGGTTACCGGATACGGGTTGTCATGGATTGACAAAGGGGACAAAAAAAACGTGTTTGGAATTGCGAACCCTTCGCTGCTGACACTAAAAAACATCACACAGGTTAGAAAATTGCTCAATTCACTCTAATCAGGAGATAACAACATGAAAACACCACAAATTGAACATGGAGTATTAGACCCCAATACCGGCGCAGAGATAACTACACCGTTAGGGATCCCAGATTATTGGGTAGGTAAACGGGTACAAATACCGGCTTGGTCAGACCGCTGGATGATGGGTGATAGATACGGCGAGATAGTGTCGGGCCGTAGCTGGTCGGGGCGGCGTTACAAGCGGTGTAAGCCAGCCCCGAGAAACATTGGGCCGGAAAAACTTTACAAGGTCAAGCTGGATAAATCAGGCGTATCAGTAAAATTCTACGCTGACGATTTAATCCTAATAGACTAACTCTATTCCACGAGGAAAACCCATGAATGACAACGTATTTGAACTCAAACCTGTACCGGAAAAGACATTTAAATCCTTGCTCAGAGATAATGCCTCTGATTTATGGGATGTCGCTGAAGAGTGCATTGTCGCGCCTAGCGGGATACTGGAGGACGAATTGCTAGAGGTTCTGTGTGGGCCAGACAATGGAACATTCATCAATGAAGCCCTGTGGATTGGTGGTGATAGCGGTGATTTTGAGCAGCTTTTGATGGCGTTTATTCAGCAACACCCACATCATCCCCTGAGTATCCATGTCGATAAATCCCTGCGAGGCTATTTGGAGCTTGTGATCGAGAAAGAGGAAGCTACGATCGCAGAAGCAAATGCTGCAGAAGAAGAGTCTTATCGCCAAGAATACTATTACTGTAACGATTGGGAACCAGAATGAAAACCAATCGTCTTTACCTATCGTCCGACACGCTGGACGAAGTAAACATACATGCCATGAGAGAATTAATTATTAAAGGATCATTGACAGGAGCCATAATGAAAACTGTAACAGAATTGATTGAAACAGAATTGATTGAGCCGCGGTTCGGCGGACCAGGGACGGAAGAGGCGAAAGGCAAGAAGGCTGCGAAAGGCAAGAAGGCCGCGGCTGACCTCAAAGCCGTCAAGGTTGACATAGCACTATCCATGCTTTCAAACCCGGATCTAGGATGGAACGCCGTGATGACGAGTACGGAAACCACACAAAATATAGAGGAAATCTTGGCGCTTCTCGTCAAGGGTGATGATAAGTCTCTGCTAAAGATGGCACGAATCATCCGTCAGGCAGCGCTTGAACACAACAAAGAAATTGTTGATGTGGCTTTTTATGAGGCCATGAAAGGATTTCAAACTAAGCCCCATCAATATGAGTAAGCAATAATGGTAATACTAAAATCAATAATGGTAATACTATTAGTGGGTGCTTTTCTGGTAGTTTCAGAAATGGACTATCAAGACGCTATCGAGGCAGAAGCCAGCTACATACAAGACTTCTGTAAGGGCTACCATCCCGACTACAAGAATCTTTCACCCACTTGCGAGGACCAATAATGGATAATGAATTATACGGAAAATGGCTAAAGTTCCACCAGAACAACCCGCATATCTATCACCTGTTTGATAAGTATACGCACCAGGTCATCAAGGCTGGTAAGAAATGCGGGGCCAAGGCAGTATGGGAGCAGATCCGCTGGCAAACACTATATATCGTTAAGGATCCGCTAAGGAATAAAGGCGAAGATTTTGATCTCAACAACAACCACACGGCGTACTACGCCAGGCACTGGATGAAGCAGAATCCAAAGCATAAAGACTTCTTTGAACTGCGCTGTGTAAAAGGCGAGCAGAAAGACCTTTTATAGTTTTCCCCCGACCTGTGGCATAATGTTGTACCTCCTGGAGGGCATTATGCTGCAAGTCGTCTATATCAGATTAAATCCCATTAAATCCCATTTTAAAATCCATGTGATTACTCACAGGATAAGGCGTGTCTTATGAAGAAGAAGGCTCCGGCCAGGAAGAAAGGCAAACAGGGCGAAGGGGGTGGAAGACCCAGGATAGTCCTAACTAAAGAGCAGCTTGCTGAAGTAGGGACGCTCGCGCCTTATCTCACAGCAGACCAGTTAGCCGATACCATAGGCGTTAGTAGGGCTAAATTCTTTGAGCTGTTGAAGGAGGACAAGGAAGTTTCTGGACTCTATAAAAAAGGCAAAGGCAGGGCAGTAGCGAATGTTGCTAAAAATCTTGTCAATCAAGCCGAGAACGGTAATACCATCGCTTCAATATTTTACTTGAAGACCCAGGCCGGCTGGAAGGAAACAGAGCGCCATGAGCTGGTTGGTGCTGATGACGAGCCCATGGTTTGGAAGATACGAATAATGGGAGACGAAGATGCCACTGGCAATAGTAAAAAGGGGTAAAAGGTACAGGCTGGTTGAACGCGGTGGAAACCTAGCGAAGAATAGCAAAGGCACACCGATCGATGGGGGTGGTCATAACTCCAGGCAGAAAGCAGAGAAGCAGCGTAACGCCATCAACATGAGTAAGCGTACCTTTGATTGAGATGAACGTACCAAGGAAGCTGCTTCCCCTGGTAAAGATTCCCAAACGCTTCAAGGTTGCTATCGGTGGCAGAGGTAGCGGCAAGTCCATGACCATTGCCGGCTGTTGCCTGATGGCCGCCCAGACAGAAGGCATAAAGACTGCTTGCTTCCGTGAGTTTCAATCCTCGATAGACGATAGCGTGATGGCTATTCTGCGTTCTGAGATAGAAAGACTTGGTCTTAGTGGCTTTGAGGTCCAGCACAATCAGATACTTTTTAATGGTGAGCCGGCCTTCAAGTTCCGGGGATTAGCCAGGAACACTGACGGAGTAAAGTCGATGCACGGCTTTGAGCGGTTCTGGGTGGAAGAAGCGCAGACTATCAGCTTCAACAGCCTCAAGGCTTTGACGCCTACATTAAGGCTGGAAGATTCAGAGATCTGGTTCAGCGGCAACCCCCGGTCATCCGTTGACCCTTTCAGTCAGCGGTTCATTAAACCTTACGAGAAGGAGTTAAGGCGTACTGGTTACTATGAAGATGACCTGCATCTGATTGTCTGGATTAATCATGATGATAATAAAATGTTCCCGGAGGTATTGGAATCAGAACGACTCCACGACAAGAAGACCATGGCCTCTGCACTCTATCGGCATATCTGGGAAGGTGAGTATTATGACGAGGTTGAAGATACAATTATCCCAGTGGAATGGTTTGATGCCGCTATAGATGCTCACGAGAAACTTGGCATCAAGCAAGAGGGCGCGATAATAGCCAGCCATGACCCAAGCGATGAAGGTGGCGACAGTAAAGGCTTCGCGGTAAGACATGGGAATGTTATTTTAGATGTGAGCGAAAAAGTAACAGGCGATGCCGGTGCCGGTATGGACTGGGCGATTGATAAAGCCCTGGACTACAAGTCTGATTATTTTATATGGGACGCAGACGGATTAGGCGTGAGCTTGAAGCGCCAGGTTGACAGCGCCTTGTCTGATAAGAAAGTTGAATACATAATGTTCAAAGGCTCCGAGTCTGTTGAAGACCCTGACCGGCCTTATACCGATGGGGGAAGAACGAGAAACAAAAGCAACAGAGAAACATTTTTTAATAAGAGAGCGCAGTATTGGTGGCGGTTAAGAGACAGGTTTGAAAATACATTCCGGGCAATAAAGGGCGAATACCTTGACCCTGATTTGCTAATTAGTTTATCGAGTGCGATTGAAAACCTTGACCAACTACGCTCTGAAGTGTGTAGAATACCGTTAAAGAGAAATAACACGGGTAAGATCCAGATAATGTCTAAGATAGACATGGCGAGAAAACCCTACCAACTGCCCTCTCCGAATATGGGTGATGCACTTATGATGGCAATGTATCGACCCAACCTGGCCAGTAAGCAAAACATCAAACTGAACTTCACCGGATGGGCGGACCAATGAAAGACAGCTACGAAGACGACTACGAAGACCATTCAAAAGTCTTAGGCAAACTGGAAGATGCACAAGCGGCTGACCATGATTTAAGGGAAAACGCCAGGCAAGCTCACTTATTTATCCAGAAGCGAGACGGGCAGTGGGATCCAGATGTACAGGACACTAAAGATAAAAAGCCCCGCTATACCTTTGATATGTGTTCGCCTATCGTTGACCAGATATGCTCCGAGATAGAACAAGCTAATTTTGACATACAGATTAATCCAGCAGGGGGCAATTCCACCACTGACATAGCCAACACCTATGACGGCATCGTTAGAAACATCGAGGTCATCTCAGGCTCAAAACATATCTATGCTCAGGCTGCCCGCGGTATGGTTATCAGCGGTCTTGACGGATGGCGGGTGAGTCAGAAATATGCGAGTGAGAATTCTTTTGAGCAAGATTTAGTCATAGAGAAGATTCACAACTATCTTGACCGGGTGTGGTTTGACCCCAGTTCTCAGAAACAGGACAGATCTGATGCAAAGTGCTGCTTCATTCTGCATCCGATTTCAGTGGATGAATACGAATCCAGGTGGCCTGAAGGCTCAAAAGAGAGTGTCTCCCAGGACAGGGAGGACGATGCTTACTATGACAAAGCTGAGACTATTGTTGTCGGTGAGCTGCTTTATATTGAAACCTTGAAGCGTGAATTAGTCTTGATGTCCAACAACCAGGTGCATGAGGTTGATGAAAACTATGAAACTATTGCAGATGAATTAGCTGCTTTACCCCCGCCTGATGGTCCTATCACTGAAGTAAAGCGCAGAGTCAGGAATGACTATATAGTTTGTAGCCGGCACTTTGATGCTTCAGATTGGCTGCAAGACAAGCAGGATACTACATTCAGCAAAATACCTATCATCCCGGTGTTTGGCAATTACCTGGTTTATGAAAACAAAACCATCTACAGAGGAGTTGTAGAGAAACTCATAGATACCCAGCGGGTTTTGAATTACAGCTTATCCAGAGAAATCGAGGAAGGCGCACTGGCTCCGAGAGCTAAATACTGGGTGACACATGCCCAGGCCGCCGGGAATGAACCAGAACTCCAGACACTGAATACCAATACTGCCCCTGTGCAATTTTACAATGCTGACCCTGATTCCCCTGGGCCGCCACAACAACAAGGCGGCGCTCAAATTAACCCAGGGCTAAGGACTTTAACCGAAAGCATGAGGGGCATGTTTAATGCCGCATCGGGGATGTTTGCTGCAAATATGGGCGATAACCCTAATGCTCAGTCCGGTGTAGCGATCGAGAACCTTCAAAACAAAGGCGACAACTCAACGGTTAAATACTTCAAGGCGATAGAGTATGCGATAGCTGCGACAGGCCGGATACTGGTTGACGCAATCCCCAAGATATACACCACCAGGCGTATTGTTCGGCTTCTTAAAGAGGACAAGACTTATGATGTGGCTGAAATAGGTCAGAAGATAGTTGACCGGCAAACCGGGAAGTCAGTGACACTTCATGATCTAAACCAGGGAATATATGATGTTCAGTGTGATGCAGGTCCGAGCTTCCAGAACAGGCAGAAGGAGACTTTAGAGGCGATAACTTCACTGGCAGAGATTGACCCCACAATTCTCGCCATGTCTGCTGATATTCTTTTAGATAATATAAGTACGCCCGCGGCTAAACAAATCAGCGACAGAAAGCGTGTTCAAATGGTAGCGCAGGGAATCATACCTATGTCCCAAATGACTGAAGAGGAGTTGATGGCCCAAGACCAACAGGCCCAGGGCGGTGAGCAGCCGCCAGATCCCATGATGGTTGCAGCTTTAGCTGAGAAAACAAAAGGTGATGCAGCGATGTTGAAAGCGCAGACTGACGCGCAATCGGCTCAGAATGATTTAATGAAGTTGCAGATCGAGGTAGAAAAGACGCAGAATCAAGGGCTGAAAGATATAATGACTAATCAGATAGCTGAGTTCAAAGCCCAGAGCGAGCGCTTCGGGATCCAGATACAAGCCCAGGAAGTAGGGGCTAAACTTAACGACCAGGAAGGTAAGCGATTAGGTCAGGATTTAGAAAACGTACATCAACGCTTGGAAAACCAGTACAAAGAGATGGAAAACTTTGAGAAAATGGGCGACATTGAATTAAGACAGCAGCTCAATGCTATGTCTGATGAAAATCTAGCGGAGCTATATCGTCGTGGAACGGGTTAAAAATGTAATCCTGGAAGAACTGATAAAGCGTGGCTATGCTGCAAATCAGATAGATCAGTTAGTTAATCCAATGCCAGCAATGTCCGGGATAAGGCCAGGGGCAATGCCAGGGGCAATGTCGGAAGCTCCTCAGCTGGGTAGCGTAACTGAGGTTTCAGAGCAATTACTTCCCAGGCCCATGGGGTTATCGGCTATAAATAATATCGTTGGTGAAGGCCAGTCTGCGCTACGGCAAGACAATACTGAAGTCCATGCCGCTGAAAAAAAAAAGCCTCAGCGTTCCCAAAGTGTTAATCAAAGAGCTCTCCTAACTCCGCGGCAGCGCGAGGCTTTTTTCGACGAATATTCCCTGGAAAATTTATACCCGAGATCAGCTTTTGGTGCGCCGGCAGGGCCACCCGTTCCATCTAGACACTCAGTTCGCGCTTATGATCCGGCTAGTGCTCAAAATATTGGGGGATTAGACCGCCGCCCTACGATACGGCACAGGATGGAGAATTACTTAGGTGATGTTTATGGTGTAGGCGATCCAACTAAACCGTTTGCCAGGCGCCGGCGTGATACCATGATGGATGTTGCCTCTATCGTAAGTGGGCCAGGTCAGATGCTAATGTTTTCTGACGCGAGAGAGGCTCACAGGAAAGGGCAGCACATAAGGGGAAATCTTTTAGATCTCGGCGGCATTGCTTCCTCAATCCCGGGCGTTGGCCCTGCACTAAAGATGGCGAGGACTGGTTTTAAGCCCAGAAACCTACGATTTTATACACCCCCTGCATCATTGCCCAGACAACCAATTGATGTATCACCTGGTTCGCCAGCGGCTCTTGAACAGCTTGGACGAAGGCTCACTCAGCCGACACTAGCTGCTCAAAAGTTTGCGGCAAGGCAGGATGTGCTTTTACGTCCCGAAGCATTTGGTGCAACAAGCAGAAGCGCCGTTTCAAGATACGGGAGATCTCTAGAAAATCCTGCTGTAAGGCGTCGAGATCAAATGCGATTGGAAGCGTTTGAGGAGTTGGGTCCAGGGCAGTTTGGCAGGGGCGGTCTAAAGGTTGGTGAGCTAGGAACAGAGGGAGTTATCCTTCCAGTCACGCGAAATATAATTCAGCCGCAAGATCTATACGGACGCACCATACTTCCTGTTGCTGGTGACACCTCTGATATCAGAACGCTAACGAAAGTGGGCGGTGTGCCGTTGAGCAGTCCTGTCCAGGTTCAAGGTGGCCCGAACTTTCCAGTATTGCGCGGAGGATGGGCTTCAAACCAGGGTGCGGCTACCAATTTATATAAGACCATTACAGATGCGGCTGAAGAATATGGCACAAACCCGATTGGAATTTATACAGGGATGGGGCCGGAAGCGATTAACTTTTCCACCCCCGTGGTTGAGTCTATGGTCGGTCAATTGGATGCAATTGGAATACCCAAAACAGATTTACGGGCTTTTGATCGGGCAATACGAAATACTGTCGTAGCCGATGCTACGCCATTCAAAGATTTCGTTGGGCTGGAAAGTCCTGGCTTAATCAGCCAGTTGAGAGGGGGCGGCGAGTTGCGTAAGACAGTCGTTGCCGAGATGGGGAAAGCTAGATGGAGAGACGTAGGATTTCCAGTATACAGTGATGTACAGAACGCCATCATACGCAGGGAATTGGCTAACCAACCGCGTGGTTTTTCTGGATATTCAATGTTTGAGGGAGATCCAACAAAGGGTCTGATGGTTGAGCCGGAGCATCTAACTTATGACAGGTTTATCCCTGGGAATTACGTAGGGGGTTTTAGGTCTCCAGTTTCTCCTCAGATAATGTTTCCACAGACTTTCGCAAAACTTGGCAGGGCCACAAATAAACTTGGTCAACCATTGAGCGAACAAGAGCAGCTTGGCTCACTTGCGATGGGTCAGCATTTTGAGCCGGTCGATCAACAGTGGGTAGATACTGTTAGCCGGGCTATTGAAGATGCGGCTCCTTACACTAGCCCGTCAGCACCAGGTTTTAGGTTTCCACAACCCGGGGCGTTTGGTACAGGCAGAACTGTCAGGGCAACACATGAACAAATACCAGGGGGGGGTACAGGTTACCTGGGACGCATTACCGAGATGAGTCCTGAGATCAGAGGAGAGTATAGTTCTGTCACTAATTGGTTGGACGAGAGCGGGGGGGATAGGTTGTATTCAGCACAAGGTTTTCCGGTGGAGAGATCTGCACTTGGTGCTCGTGGGATGTACGAGCCCGAAGGTCTTCCCATGGAAACAAATCCAATGACAGTCGCCCGGCCTGTTACAACAGATATGCAAGCTGTTAGAGCAACAGAGGCGGCTAGGGCTTACATCGATATACAAAATGCTGGAGCCGCACACAGAATTTCACCCCATACTCAGTCAACGCCGGCAGAGCGAATTGATTTAAGCGTCAGCATTCCAGGTAGCGATATGACTGAACAACAGTTTCTCGCTCTCCGAGACATAGCCGTCGAGAACGAATACTTTATAATCGATTCTGGTGACCAAATAATTTTCAAGAACTTTAGTGAAGACAGACCTGGTCAAATGTTAAGTAACAGCAGACTTGGGGAAAGAGAGAGGCGCGCCATCCAGGGACAAGTGCAGCGAGTTCTACCGGGAGCAAGATTGGGTAGGGAAAAAGTCGATGTCGTTTACGTTGATTATCAGGATCTGTTTAAAAAGGCAAACGAAGGTGAAGGGTCAGTAACTACGGCTCTGTTTAAAGAATTGGAAGCCCGGCCTGATGTTGCGGAGGCAATTGATCCAATCATAAGAGAGAAGGCGCGAGAGAATCTGACCCGGGACAGGACATTCGCACAGCGCAGAGGTGTGCCAATGCGAGAGGACGTTGAACGGGCGCTGGAGATAGTGGGCGAAGGCGGTTGGGAGGCGCTCAAGGCTGCACTGGATGCCGGAAAAGTGCTACCCGCAATTGCAGCTATGATTTTAGCGCCTTCTTTTCTTGGGCTCGATCAAGCCGGACCTGGTCAAGATATATGACGTTGTCAGGAATGGGTTTCCCGTTATGGATCGAGCTAGGCTTGTGTAGATGACCGTAGGTCCACTGGTGGATCTGTGGAAAAACGATGTTGTCGATTCTCGTCCAATGCTGGGACGTTAAAGCGCATGTAGCCATTGTACTTCTCCCTTTAGCGTTGACGTAGCAAGTAGGAATAAATCACGAATGGTGTATTCTACAGGGGTATCCGAGACAAGGAAAGGGCAGTCGGCGACAAGAGAAGTTGGCTAATTAGACCGAAAAGTGGGCTAATTAGTCCGTTATTTTTGAAATATATGTGGTATATTCCGCAGCAGGGACTAGACCTATTCTAGGCAAAATACTCTTTACGAGGCGCACAAGATGGATCCAGATGAAGTCAATGAGGCTGAAATAACGCTTGATGATGAAACGTCTGAACAACGTCAAGAAATTGACAGTCAAGAAATTGATAGTCAAGAATTTGACGGCGACGATGAAGTTGGTACGGAGTCATCACCCAAAGAAAAGGTAGTATTTAGCGAAGCTCAGCAAAAAGTATTTAACGCTGAAATTGGAAAGAAAACATTTAGGCTCCGTGAAACAGAGCGAAGAAATGAAGACCTCCAGCGCAGTGTTAATGAGTTGCAGCAGCAAGTTAATGTAGTCCCTGATATTCAAGTTCCACCAATGCCTGATGCATTCAGTATGACGGATGCAGGATTTAAACAGGCAATGAGGCAACGTGATGAGGCTATAGTTTACAAAGTGAACCTGGATGCCCAACAATTAGCGAACGACACGTATTATAGGAATGTCCAAGCACAGCAAATTGAAGAAGGCAAACAGGCAACTCAAAGGACGATGAGTAACTATGTACAGAAAGCAGCGAAAGTAGGTATTTCTCAACCAGAACTGCAAAAGGCAGGTTCAACTTTAATGACTTTCGGGATAAGTGATGAATTGGCTGGTTTTATTGTAGACCATGACCAAGGCCCACAGATCTCTAAATATTTAGAGGAACACACAGCAGAGCTGGAAAAGGTAGCGCTGATGCGCCCTTCAAATGCTTCAGTATACATAGCGACAAACATTGTTGGTAAAGTGCAGAGCAACGCTAAATCAAATATTAATCAAGCACCTGACCCAATCGACACGCTGACCCCTACGGGAAAGCGACAGAAAGCGGGAGGGCCAAAGGGTGCTACTTTTGAATAAAGGTGATTTAGCATGGCTAATAATTTATCCTCCAACATTACTCGGAAGGTGGCGCGGGTTTTTTTAGATGAGTTTGAAAGCTCACGAGTTATAACTAAAACCATCAACACGCAGCTTCTGAGTGGTAAGTTCAACCCTTCAAGCGGGTCGAATGTAGACTTCAAAAGACCTCATGACTATAACAGCATACGAACTTCTGGTGGTGATATTTCATCGTCCACGAAGTCAGACATCATTGCTGGTAAAGCAACTGGAACAGTTCAAAACTATTTTACTGTTGCTACTGAATGGACAAATATTCAAGAGGCTTTGGAACTCGACCAGCTTAAAGAAATTCTTGCACCGATGGCTCGGCGTATCGTTACTGACCTGGAGCTTGATCTTGGAAGTTATATGTTTAAAAACTGTAACCTCCACTATGGAGCGCCAGGCACAGTGGTTGACGCATGGTCAGATGTAGCGGGCGCAGGGGCTTTGATGGACTCGATCGGAGTACCGACAAATGGAGAGCGGTATTACGTGATGAACCCATTTACTACTACCAACCTGGCGAGCGCACAGAGTGGTTTGAGCGCAGCTGACGGTCTAGTTAGAACTGCATGGGAGAAGGCGCAGATACCATCAACTTTTGGTGGCTTGAACGCACTAACTTCCAATGCTTTGGCAAGCTATACCTCTGGTACTGCATCTGATAGGGCTGGCACTTTAAGCGGCTCACCGGATGTAACCTATGTAACGGCTAAGGACACAATGACACAGGTATTAGCTGTCACTGCGTTTTCAGCCAGCGCAACTGTGAAAGCTGGTGAGATTATTACCATCGCCGGGCGTAACAGGCTGAATCTTTCCACGAGAGAAACTATGCTCGATGCTACTGGTGCAGCAATTATCTTTGCTGGGACAGTAACGGAAGACGTTACATTGAATGGCTCGGGTGCAGGTAATATAACTGTTGCCGGCGCTGCCATTTATGAAGCCAACGGTCAGTACAATACCACAGCTACCGCCGCCACTAGCGGAGACGTAGTTACCCTTCTGGGTGCTGCTTCCACGCTATATCAGCCTAATATGTTCTACCACGAACAGGCTTTTGGTGTAGGTACTGTGAAACTGCCGAAACTTTATAGCACCGATACTGTCGCTACTACTCATGATGGAATGTCTGTCAGAGTCAGTAAGTATTCCGATGGTGATGCCAACACCCAAAAAATCAGATTTGACTTGTTGCCAGCTTATGCAACATTCAATCCGTTCTTTGCGGGTCAAGGCTTTGGTGTATAACGACTGTCTAGTGATTGGGGGCTTCGGCCCCCTTTCCTTTTCGGAACTTGTGTGAGCTATAGGGTTATTTTATGAAATATATAAAACCAGGCGGTAGAGAAGTAGAAGTAAACAAAGAATCTGAAGCCACCGCAAAAGAATTAGGATGGAAGAAGAAAACAGCAGCTAAAAAGAAAGCCAAGAAGAAAGGCTAACTAAATGGCTACTGTTGCTCAGGTAGCGAAGGCTTCGCTACAGAGAATTCTTGTCCAGGCTTCTGAGTCACTCTTAGAACCAGCTGAATACAGCGACTACATATTCTCATTAAATAACTATATGACTGAGCTTGACGCCCAGGGTATCCAGCTGGGTTTCACTGAAGTCAGTGACTTAGGCGATGATATAACTATCCCCGCGGGTGCATTGCGTGGCGTCATAGCTAACATGGCTATCGAAGTCTCACCCGACTACGGCGGTGTTATTTCTGATGGCCTGGTCAAGGCTGCCAGAGAAGGCATGAGTACCATGCGTCAAATTGGCCAGTCCATGGGAACCTCTAAATACCCCGGAACATTACCCAGAGGCAGCGGCAACGATGGCGGCTGGACGGGTTCTTTTGGTTACTTTTATCCTGATAGTGAGGCCGAGATACTCGCTGAGACTACGGGCGCTATAGGCTTAGAATCGGATACGACATAGGGATTCAAGATGGTTGATAATTCAGACGGTCGTAAGAAGAGTAATTTCGTAGCGAAAACCAGCGTGACTGCTGGTGCGTACATGGATTTCTTTGTAAATAGTACGAATTATAAAATATCTTATGCAGACTTCACCAGCGGCCTGGGGGTTACAGGAAGTCTTGAAACGCTAGGTTCTGTAAGTGGCATAGCCATATTGAGTGTTTCTGGGACCGTTAATAGCATACGAAATATAGAAAACGGGTCAGGGATTATTGCAAGTATCTCAGCATATCAAGGCTGTCTGGTAGCGCATAATTTCTTATCAGACGGAACTGGTCACGCTGTATTTAAGAACATAGCAGCAGCCCAGCCAACCTTTGCCTCGTTAGTAGCTGGCACAGGTATTAGTATTGCTACCACCGATAATTACATCACTATTTCAAAGGTAGCTGACACGATAGTTGATGGCCTGGTTTCAATGCAAGATAATTCAACGGCTACCACTATTGCTGGTACAGGCACTCCGGTGCTGGTTGCCGGAACCTGGGTGAGTCAAAAGACCTCAACAGTTACAGCGACTACTGCTGGAAGACTTACTTATACCGGCGGTACCGCAATAGACATTAAGATAGATGCCTCTGTTTCTTTAGCGCCTTCTTCCGCAAGCGCACAGAATATATCTTTTTGTATTGCTAAAAATGGTACGGCTATTGCTGCCAGCGAAATATCAAGCGTTGTAACTACTGCGGTAGCTCAATCTCTTTCAACATCTTGGGTGCTGTCATTTTCAACTAATGACTATATAGAGCTATTTGTTCAGAATGATACATCAACAGACAATATTGTAGTTTCAAGAGCTACATTCAGGACGAGCTAGAGGGTTGAATTGTGCCAGTAACCACACTGCCATTAGCGAATGGGTTTTATCTTAGCGATTCCTTGCCTATATCCGCCCAGGAATGTACTAATTTCTATCCCAACATTGTCCAGGCTCCAGCTTTAAGCCAGGAGACGTTGCTTGGAACTCCGGGGCTTGAAGAGGTAGCAACTACAGCAGTCGAACTGGATGCCAGGATAAATCGGGGCGCTCATACTATGAACGGCGTCCCTTATTTTGTAAATGGCGGTTATTTATACAAATTAACCGAATCAAGCGGAACCTATACAGCTACTTCCCTGGGATCCATAACCGGAATTTCAAGGGTCTCGATGGCTGATAACGGAACCCAGTTATTGGTTCTGGTTCCCGGCGGTGATGGGTTTATTTACAATCACTCAACCGATGTGTTTGCCCAGATAACAGATAGCGACTTCACTGCTAACGGGGATCCCCAGCAAGTAGTGTTCATAGACGGCTATTTCTGTCTAACAACTGATACCAAGAAATTTATCGTGAGTTCCGTCAATGACGGGTTTAACTATAATGCCCTGGATT